GTAACATCTTGTACTTGTTTTGTTAGTTCCGTTGTGTCTGCACTAGTACCAAAGTTAATTAGGCCTACTCTAAAACGATATTGTAGTTTAGGCATTAACAATGAACTGTTGCTGCCGCCTCCATCTTCTGTGGGGATCGAAATATTTGTTAAGGTTGTAATTGGCATTCTTTTCTCCTGTTACAGTAGTATTTATGCATATTAGGGTGGGGTTAATGCCCCACCCATAAAGTACGCATATTATCCTAGAGCTGCAATTTCTCCTGTATTCTTAAGTCTTAATGGAATGTAAATAAATTCAATTGCTTTAACTGGTTCAATTGCAATATCTAGATACAATTCATTTCTATCAATTCTAGCAGGAGTATTGTTTGATTCGTCACAAACAACTAGGAAGTCATATAGTGCTCTCAAACCTACAAGTTCAATTAACAATTGATCAGCTGCTGATTTGATTTGGTCACGTGTGATTTTGTCATTTGGTTCAAACAAGTATGGTCTTGCTAGTAACTCCAACTGCCCACGTAGGTAGACAACTAACCGTGCTACGTTTACACGATCCAATGCACTTGCATTTCTTGCACGAGTCTTTTGACCAAATACAACTAGCCCAGCGCCGCTTATAAATGTAATTGGGTTAATACTATTGCTATACAAAGTATCACGTTGTCCTGTGTTAAGAGCAATTCCTACAAATTCGCCTTCGTTGTTTACGTAACCTGAACTTGTAGCATTTGTAACTCCGCCGCGTCTAGTACCTGCAGGTGCAAACCAGGGGAATGCCACTTGATCGTTTAATACTAGAGTTCTTAGTGCCATATGACTCGGAGGTACAGCAACGTTATTACCGAAATTATCACTTGAGAAGCCCCATGGATAATACATACCTAAGTATTCGTCTCTGCTTACTGCACCTATGTCATTGTCTTCAAGTGCTCCTCTAATGTTATTTGCCCACTCGTTTAGTGAAGTTGCATCAGGTGTTAATCTTGCTGGTGTATCACCTACAACAAACGCCGTTAATCTGCGATCGTAGTTTAGTGTAATCATTTCACCTATTAACTCTGGATAACCTGGAGTAGCAATTAAGTTGAACTGACGTGATTCTTCATCACGAATGTCTTGATTGCTGTTTACAAGTGCCTGCAAGGATTGTACAACTGATTTACGCTGTGCAAAACGTCCGAATGTACCAGACCCGTCTGGGTTGTTACCCGAGTCAGTAACCCATCTATGTGGATAATAATCTGCCATTGGCTCGTCAATTACATCAGCCGGATCAGCACTGTTAGGATCGTCTACTTCATAACGGATATTTGATGTATCCACATCAATATAGTTACGCTCAAAACGCTTAACATTAAATCCACTTCTGCGTGAATTCCATAGTAACATACCTTTTGGATATAGTGCTGGATCTGGAGCATCTGGATCTAGATAGTCATTTACTAATAGTTCGTCGATATCTGCTGCTTCGTATGGTCCAGACGTTGCACCGCCAGATGTACTCCAACGTGCATCAGCAAACAAAATGCCATTTTCTGTTGTTTGATCAGTTTTGTCAACTAAAACAAACTCTTCAGTAGTACCGTTATAACGGTAAACTAATGGAAAATTTTCTAAATCAGCAGTGCTGACCCAAAGATCGCCATCTACCAAAGGAGATGTATCTGATTGTTCTGTTGGTCTAGATGCAGAAACTATTGGTCCTGTTGGATTGGTATCTGCATAGTCATTGTTGTAATTTTGATATCCTACCCATGTAGTTCCGTTATGAATCATAATATCTACATCATCAACTGTTGAATTATACCAACGCTGGCCTGATGTTGTCAACGCTAGAGGTTCAGTGTTAGATGCAGTGTATTCTAATGGCTTCCAGTTTGATGCAATCCAGCCATCTACCGATACTGACCATCCGTCGCTGTCGGTATCTGGCGCTCTATAAAGATTAGGTGTAGCTGTAGCAGAGTTGCTACTATCGCCTAGTAAACCAATGTAGCCCATTGCTGTTAAAAGTCCATCTGTATCTTTTATGCGCATATCGCCACCGGTTTTGTGTTCAATTACAACTTTGTTAGCTGCATTTACATAAGCAACTACATTTGTAAAATTAGCAGCGTTGATAGCACCTGCAATAGTGTCTGCATCTGCTGATGTGCCGCCTGCTATTGTAACACTTACTGTTTTATTTGATAATGTAGAACTATTTACTGTTGTTTCTGCAATATCAAATGTGTATGTTCCTGTAGTAAGCTGTGATTCAATCTTTGCCGAAGCAATAGAAGTCGGATCATTTGAAACTCTATAATGTATTTTGAAATCTGCAATAGTAGGAGTTAATTCATCTACATTAGCTTTAATATACAGATCGCCTGCAAGTAAATTTGCGCCGCCGCCGGCTGCATCTAAATTAAACAGTGCAGATTCATTTGTAGTATACATCGGAGCATTTACATTGTTCCATAGTTGTGTATCGTCATTGTACTGTTTAATTCTCCAGTTTGCTCCTGCATTAGGAGTGGTTGTTTTTACCCACAAACTTCCTGTAGGTGCTGGAACAGTATCAGTTGTTTTGTATGTAGGAACACTAGTGTGTGGAGCAATTGTTAACCGAGGAATACTATATGTCCCATTTAATATGCCTGTGCCACCATCTGCTGAATCAGCTAAACCTGTTAATGATCCAGTTCCGCCACCGATTGCAATAAGTCCATCTGCTGTAACACCGTCTGATGCTGAAGTACTGTCACCATAAATTTCAAGTACGCCGTCAACTGCTGCTGCACTTACTCCTGTTATGCCTGCACTGTTAATATTTCCTGCTAGTGCAGAAATAGTCGTGCCTGCTAGTGTTACAGTAGTCCCATTTATTTCAATTTCATCGCCGTTGTTCAAAACAGGATTTCGCTTCGTGCCTTTTACAGTTGGCCAGCTAGCTGCCCATTTATCACTACCAACACTTACCCATTCACCTGCATTTACTCCATTAGCATTACCAGTTGCTTTATAAAACAAACGGTTCATATCTGAAGTAACATCAATAGCGTATTCACCTACAGCTCCAACAGATGCTTTAGGTATGCTGCCATCTAAATCAGTAGATTCAGTAATTACTCTTATTGTTGCAGGAATAAAAGATTGTCCATTGGTTGTGGTTACTGCTTCTCCATTCCATTCTAGGATGCCAAAAGTTGTGTTTGCAGTGTCAAACCAATAAGCCCCGTCAGCAGGTTCTCCACCTGGTGCGGTTGCACTAGGAGCAAGTTCTGATAAATCAATATCTGCTCTGACTACGTAAGCACGGTTTGTTACGCCTAATAATGAATATGCCGTATTCAATCCATATTCATTTAATTCTCCTGCATGTATCATGTTGCCATTGTTATCTGACTCAAATACTGCATCTCCAAATAAATCGCCTAGTTCTCTTTGACTAGTGACTAAGTAAGCCTTACCAGCATTTGCTGCAAGTGTGGCTTGAGCAACACCACTACCAGACGCCTTTGTTTTGTTAGCTGATGTTGCAACAAATATAATCGGTACTGTAGCAGCTGCCCCTGGTGTGTAGAATGATTCGTCAATTACGTTGACTTCTACGCCTGGTGATACTAATGCCATTTTTTT